TTAAAATTGCATTAATTTGTTTATGACATTTATCCTTATAATATTGCATGATTTTGAAAAAGTTTTTCTGAATATTTTTACTACAATCCTCTCTTTCCAATTTAGCTCTTTTATTATTTCATTTTCTACTACATCTTTCATTTCATATCCTCCTACATTTATTTTTAGAAGCTTCTGATTGGAGAATATCTTTCATTTGGTTTCTTATGAGAAACCATTTTATGAAAGTGTAATTTTATTTTATAAAAATAAAAAATACACTATTTTGTCTAATAATGTATTTTATATAAATCATTTACATCTACCTTTAATGCCATCGCCAGTCTTACTAAAGTACTTATTGTTGGCTCTGTTTCTCCTCTTTCTATTCTACTTAAATGTCCCTTTGACATCTTTGCTAGCTGTGCAACCTTATCAATTGTATATCCTTTTTCTATTCTTATTTTCTTTACTAAAATCTCTACTCTCATAATAACCTCATCTTTAGTATGTATTGTTTTATATTTTTTATGAGAGTTCTCTTTTTAATTTTTCAAATGTATCAACATTGCTATGAAATTCTAAAACATTTGAACTGAATAAACAATTATCATATGCATACTTGTCCCATTCCTCTTTTGTTATTTCCTTGTTTTCTTGGATCTTATTCTTAAATATTTCTCTACTCTTTTCGTAATAATTCATGATATCACTCCTTAAATGAATAATAGCATGATTTTGGTTTCTTATGAGAAACTTAATAAAAAAAGAAGCCCTTTAGACTTCTTTTGCTAGTTTTATTATTTTTTTGAATCTTCTTGTTCTTAATCTTCCTTTTAAACTTTCTGATGATAATATTAAATAGAATTTTAGCAACTTGTTATACTCTTTCTCATTTTTTATATTTAATACTTTTATCATTTGTAGAGAGTCTTTACATGCTTTTTCCATAACTATCATCTCCTTTATGATATTATAACATTTTATGTTAAATTGTTGTGTTGGAATTTGTCGAAAATAAAAATATTTTAATGATGTAAAAATATTCAATTTTAGTCCTAAAATCGACCCTCCACAATCGATTTTAAGCCGTTTTTATTTTTCAAGCCAATAAGTTATATTCCTTGATTTTTAAGCGTTTTTCAAGTTTTTTTAAAATTTTTATATTTTTTTGAAAAAATATTGACACACGTATCAATACGTAGTATAATGTTTATAGAAAGGAGGATAATAAATGCGTAGTAAACAGCTAATCAAATTGCTAAAGCAAAATGGTTGGCAAGAAATATCTCAAAACGGTTCTCATTTAAAAATGAGAAAACGGAAATCAAACTGAGATTGTTCCTGTACATAACAAGGATATTCCAATCGGAACAGCTGAAGCAATACTAAAAAGGACAGGGCTAAAATAATTAGCCCTTCCTAAAAACTTCAATATAATTTTTCAGCATGTTGAGGAGGATGCTTAAATTTTATATTTTACTATGTTTGTTTGCTATGCGTTTTTTCCTTTCTATCTTATATAATTTGGAGGTATAAAAATGAAAAATGAACTAACTGTCTTTCCCGCAATATTTACTTTTGACGGTAAATATTATAATGTTGATTTTATAGATTTAAAAGGTTGTTCAACTTTTGGAGACAGTATACAAAATGCTTATTTAATGGCTCAGGATGCTATGGGCTTATATTTAGACAATTTAACAAATTTTCCAAAACCAACCTTAGACATCTCTAAAATTATTTTACAAAAAAATCAATTTGTTTCATTTGTAAGCATTAATATGGATGAGTACCGAAAAAAATTTAATAATAAATCTATTAAAAAAACATTAACAATACCTGCATGGTTAAATTATTTATCTGAAAAAAATAATATTAATTTTTCACAAGTTTTACAAGAAGCATTAAAAGAAAGATTAGGTATTGACTAATTTTTAAAAATGTCATATAATATATATTAAAGAAAACGCATTTATTATCCTTGAAAAAGGAGATAAAAGGGGCTAGTACAAACTAGTCTCTTTTCAATTTAAAGAAAAAAGAGCTAGACTAGAAATTAATCTAATCTAGCTCTAATATTATAATTTAGTACAATAATTTAATGAAATCCACCCACTTGGAATTAATCCAAATCCATTTTGAACTTTAGTAACTGTTGTTACTACTCCACGTTTTAATCCATTAGTATATTGATTTCCTAATCTTTTATTTTGATATCTTGCATTAGACGTTAATTGTTTATATCCTTTTATTTTATACTTTGTACTAGGACCTGTTCTAACATTTAAGACACTAGCATTTACTTTGTATTTTCCTGTTGTATATTTCACACCAAAAATAGTTTTAACAGGATTTGAAGCTACAGCCATATAACTTGTTAGATAATTACTAGAAACCCATTTATTTGTTCCTATTCTACTCCAATTGCCAGCTGTTTCATATACTGTTACTGCTGTGCCATTAGATAATCCGCCTACAATATATCCATTAGGCTTATTTCTTATATTTAATCCTATTTTAGCATTTACATATCTAGTATATGCTTGTGTTGTCACTGGACGTGTATTGTTTACTTGTACATTCCCGTCATGAGCAAATGCAAAGAATTTACTATAATTAGCATAGTTTCTAAAATTGTCTATACTACAATATACTGTATTTCCATCTACAATTACTTTGCCTCTTCTTGTACTTGTTGAGAATTTGCCACTATATAAATATGGATCATATATCTTTAATGTATCTCCATCTATTCCAACTAGAACGATAAAGTGTCCACCCGTTGTAAACAATCCATTTCCACAACTTACTATTACATAATTATTGTTTTGCAATAATTGTAATGCTCTTTGAATATCTGTTGTTTCTGTATAACCGATATTGAACTCATCTGCTACAGCTCTAAAAGCACTAAAATATGTACCATTATTTGCACTTCTATATCCATGTTGTACAAACAAATCACACATAGTATCAGGTGTTATTGCTCCTTTTGTAGCTGTTACTACCATTGAAGCACATGTAGGACCACAAGCACTAGAACCTATTGTTTGGTTTGGATTGCCTACACTAGAATACATCTTGCTTGCCCATCTACTATCTAATTGTGAATAATATGTTAATCCAACATAGTCTCCTAATTCTACATTCCAAGTTTCTGCTTTTGCTCCTTCATAAGCTATTTCTCCTTGAAGTTGAAATCCTTCTGTTTCTTCTCCTTCTTGCTCATTTGATACAGCATTCTCTTGTTCTTCTGTTTGCTCTATTATTTCTGTAGATGGTAAAGATTCTATTTCTTCTTTACTCATTTCTCTTGTTGCTATATCTGTTACAGTGTCTGTAACTTTTTCTACTACATCTTTTTTTAGCTCCTTATCATCTATAAAAAATATTGCACTAAAAAATATCATAACCATAGCCACTATAACTGCTATGGTTATATTTCTATCTTGTTTTTTCATTTCAATGCCCCTTTCTTTTCTAATTCTTCCCATTTACTATGTACATATGAATTTCCTTTAAGGTTTGTATATTCTTCATATATTTCATAAGCTCTTTTAATTTGAATATCTGACTTTGGTTGTTTGTTTTCTATGTCAGATAGAAAATCTGTCAAATATGTTTTGTCATGTTCTTTTTGATTTTCCTTCATTTCTTTTTTTACTGCTTCTAACTCTTTTTTAAATTCTGCCTTTATACTTTCTAATGTCTCAATTTTTTTATTAGTTTGATTTGATATTAATGTATTAATAATAACTCCGTAGTACTGTTATTATTGCTACTATTATTGTGCTATCCACTATCCCACCTCCTCTATCTCTTTAACTTTCCACTTCTGTATTATCTTTTCTTTTTGTTCTTGATAGTAAGGTTCTAAGTACTGTGTTTCCATATTAAAAGCAGGTTCTCCCTCTATTTCTAAAGTCTTGTAACCTGCTTTTTCGAAATCTTCTTCTCGTGGATTTATTACTTGCTTATTATCATATTCTAGTATCTTTTTGTAATTTGCATATTTTACATTGTATTCATTTATATATTTTACTAACATATTAACTCTCCTTTTCTCCGTATAAGAAATCTCCTGTTCCGCTTGTTGTAGTAAAACTTTTTATTTACTTTGTCATACATACATGCTACGCCATTTTTGTCAAGAACTGGTATCATATCTCTAACTAATACATCATTATCATATATTTTAAAATCATAAACTTTTCCTTTGAAGCATCTGTTATCTGCTTTATTTGCATTATTCCACGTAAAAAGATAAATATTATAAAATTCTGTAAAAGTTCCTCTATTTGGTAAGATTTGATTTACATTATCAATTGTATATACTTCATTTGAAAGTACAACTGTATGTTTTTTGTCATCTATTGTATTGACTGTAGTATTATTTTTTTGTGTATTACCACCAAAACCACTAAAAGCAGAATCTGCATTATTGAATCCCCACGTCAATCCGTCTAAGATTATAGTTTTTCTTGCTCCAAATAATAATGTTGATATTTGATTACCACTAAAAGTACATTCTATTTTTAAACTTTGTTTAGTTTTCACTTCTGTGTTTATATATTGAGTTCCTGTACCTTCGATGTAATTTAATTCTGTATATTCATTTTGTTTCTTTATACTCATCATTAGTCTTCTTCTGAAACTAGACATTTGACACCCCCAACAACACACCAATATTGTCTACTATACTACATTGATATATTTTGTTTGCTTCAATAGTCGGTGTTTCTATCCATTTGACTGTATTAGGTAAAGTTAAAGTAGTTGCAGTAGCTCCACTTATAAATTCAAACATAAACTCATTTAAAACTGATGTATCTGTTATTGCGGCAAGTGTGATATTTAAACTTGATACTTCGCCAAATTTATAGAATTTATTTGGTTCTATTTCTTGTGTAGTCAATGTACTTTCTACTATTTCTACTGAATAATTTTTCCCATTAGTTCCATTTATACCATCCTTGCCATTAGTACCGTCTTTTCCATCAATACCTTTTTTTCCTTGAATACCTTGTATTCCCTGCTCTCCTTGTGGTCCAATTGGTCCTTGGATTCCTTGTTCTCCTTGAGGACCAACCTCGCCTTTAGGTCCTTGTATTCCCTGAGGTCCAGTTTCTCCAATGTCTCCTTTTTCTCCCTTTAGTTCTTCTTTATGTTCATTTACATATGTTTCAACTACATTTGGTACTTGATTATCAGCATATTCTTTAGCACTTTTTAGTATATCTTTGTCTTGATTATCAACGTATTCTTTATCTGCTGTTTCCTTAAAATTTGCACTTATTACGTTGTTTCCTATTGTTATATTTTTCCCTGCTTTTAACTTGTCTTGCTTATTGTTTAAAACATCTAAAATATCAGGGTAATCCTCTTCTATTGTAGATGTTGCATTTATTGAATCCAAGATATTCATATAGAATTTTTTTGATTTAAACACTGGTATTCCATTTTCGTTTTCATCTTCTGTTATTCTTAGTTGCAAATATATTATTGACGTATCTGAAAGTAAGCTTGGTTTTATTTCTACCTCATATGTTTCATTTACTTTATCCATTGGTATGTATTTTTTTGTTCCATCTTCTTTTTCAAATTCTAACCATGCTACTCCATTCTTAAAGTTCTCAAAATAGAATATTATTTTTCCTTGTAGGTTTTCTCCATCTATTCCAAGAACTTTGTTATCAAAGTCTACCATACTATTATCTGCTACTTTTATTTTCTTATCTTTCATATCATATCTTTTCCTTTCATATATACTTAAGACATATATGTTTTACTTGTATCCCACTACTTTAACAATTGCAATTGAATTAGTTGATGAACCGTATGGAGTCCATTGACTACTATCTGTAATAGAATATTCTTTATATCTTTTTACTGTCAATTTCGTATCTTCCATTATCATTGTTTTAGTATGTATCCATATCTTTGAATCTGTAAAGTCTATTAATGATAAATTTATATTTTTGTTTAATGCTACAGATACTTCTTCTCCCCTGTTATTATTTCCAACTTTCCAGAATACTTTAATATATCTATAATTAGACAATTTTTCACTTAATGCTATATCTCCTGTCGTTCCTGTTTCGTTTTCATACAATGTAGTTCCATCTTTTTCTTCTTTTAGCTTATTTATTGCTTTTTCTGTATTATCTTCCATTTTTTTAAGATTTGCAGAAGAAAGTGGAGTTTGTCCACTATATTGTTCTGGCTCTACTTCATAAATAGTGCCGTTTATTTCTACTTTTCCCTTGCTAACAAGTGTTCCGTCTTGCCAACCTATTCTATCTAATTTTATATCTGCCATAATTAATTACTCCTTTCTATTTTATTTTTTAGTTCAAATAATCCTTTTGCTTCGGTATAAAAATTCATTGTGTAATAGTTATCTGTATTTACCATTGTTTTGCCAAATCTCATGCTTACATATTGATATACAAATCTATATTTTAAAATTATATATTTTGTGTTAGGTTTTAATGGATATTTATTTAAGCTGGGTTGTAAATTAGTGTTTGTAAACATTTCTTTTATCAAGTTTGCTGGCATTGGATATTTTCCATTTCCCATATATAAATTTGAATGCGGAAATACACTTTGTTCTAGTCCTGTTCTTATATTAAACCCAAACACTGTGTCGCTCTCTTCATTTATTTCTATATCTGTCCCTACTTTATATTCTTCCTCCATTACCCCTTTTTGACTTCCAATTCCTATTGAGTACAATATCGCTATAACTGGTACCCTGTAAGGGTTGCTTACAATTTTTCCTGTAGCTGGGTCAAGATACTCTTCTAAATATCCTGCCCAATCTACTGGAGATAAATGATATGGATATTCATATCCAACACATTCTGCATTACTTTCAAATATATCTTTTCTTGTTATTGCAAGTTTTTCTCCTTCTGTTAAATATATTGAATAATTACTAGTATCGACGCAAGCATAAATTGTATTCCAATTACCAAATCCTATTGCTGTTATTCTTTTACCATAATAATCTTTTAATGAAGTAAGTACATTTCCTGTATCTATCAAAGTTACAGACTTAGTTTCTGCAAATGTATAAGTCACATTACAACCTTTTGAATTTCCTACAGTTTGCATTTGAGTTTTTTGCATTCTTATATTAAAATCTGTATAATTTGCTTTTTGATAATTATCTAAAGGACTATCAAACCTTATAAAACAATATGTTAATTCTTTATTTTCATTTTCATCTTGATATGCTAATCCCCACTCATTTAATAATTGTCCTTTACTAAACAACCTTAAATAACTATCATATATGTAATTATGTAGTACATATTCTTTGTCTGTTTTTATTTTCACATATTCGTTTTTAACTATCATTGTACCACCTCAAATCTCTCGCTAATTCCTTCTTCTTCATAATGTGTTACATACAATTGATATACCTTGTCACTTGATGTTTGTTCGTTTTCTTGTCTAAATATATCAATGAAGTTATCTAATATGTTAGCGTTTTTACATTTTACTAAAAATTCATCATCATTATTTTGGTCTGTTCTTTGTATTTCAGTTACTACATATCTTCCATCTATCATGAATTTATTAATATAAAGTATTTTTCCCACTTGAAATTTGTCTTTATCAAGCTTAATTTCAAGTTCATCTGCATAATTTAAACTATTTTTATTTAAGTAGCTTGCTCCAATTTCAGTCAATTCTTGTACAGTTTTCCAACTTTCTTTCATGTCTATAGTTCTTTCTACAATGCCTGTTTTGCTTATAATGTTCTTTTTCTCTAGTATTCCTTTATCATTTAAAAATTTATTAACATTATAAATTAATGTACTGTCAGAGTTAATTGCTTTAATACTATTTATTTTTTTATTGCCATTGTTATATTTAATTCCTGTTATTAAGTTACTGAAAAAACTATCTCGCATTAATAAAAATTCTTTTTCACTATCTGTGCTCTCTCCATCAAACCCTAAATTATCACTTATTTTATATAAATTATTTAAAGTATCAAATGAGACAAAAAAAGAAAAGTCTGTATTATCTTCATATGTTCCTTCTACATATATTCCATAAATAATATTTGTATTTGTAATACCGTTGCTATTAGCAGATTTAATTATATTTTCTTTCTTTATATCAATTGGAAAATTAAATGTTATTTGGTCGTTTTGCTTTATATTTGTTACTTGTCCATCAATCAATGGATTATGTGCTTCAGCAACTTCTTTCTTGTTCATTCTTAATCTTGAATATTCATATATTCTAACGTTTTTAAAGTTAATCACATTAGCATAATCATAGCTATTTGTTATTGGCTTAACATATTCTAAACCATCAATAGTATGTTTATCATCATATATATACATAGGTTCTTCTTTAAACATTGTTTCTATATCTTTTACATAAATGTTTTTGTTTTCATCTATATACCACCAAAAATTATATTTATTGCTTAAATTATTCATACAGTATTCAACTGTTTCTACTAGAAAGTTAACGGTTAAAGATTTGTTTACAATGTTTATCTCTTTTAATGTAAATCCATCATCAATTAATGGAGCTAGTATTATATTTTCTATTAGATCTTTTATCTCATATGTTCCAACAGCAATGCATGTTCTTAATGTTGCTATTTTTTGAGGAGAAAGTAAAGTAAAACTTATATTAATATCTTCATCAAGTTCTCTCATTTCATCAAATACATAATCATCAATATACCCTGTGTATAACAATGTCTCTTGATTTGTTTCTGATTCTTCTACGACCCTCACTTCTTGATATTTTTCTGGTAAATCAGCTTTTTGGTGTCCTGTAAAATCGCATTTTAAATCACTAAAAGTTATTTCTTGACTTGACTTTGCTATGTTATAGTTATCCAATACCGGCAATTTCACACTATTATATTTTAAATATACCATTATGCTAATCCTCCTGTCTTTATCGTTTTTACTACGCTTGGTGCTAATATTCTTCCTGCTTTCTTTCCGTCTATATCAACATTTCCATCTATATTAAATGAAGCTTGTATTACATTTAGCATAGAATTGTTAGATTTTACACTTGCATTAGCATTTATCGAACCAGTTTCGAATGCTACTGCTTTATTCATCTCTCGCATTATATCATTATTTAGCCCTTCTAAATCAAAACCATCTTTAATATCTTTAGCCATCTGATTCGTCGCTTTTGATATCTTATATCTATTTTTATCAATTCCTTTTACTAAGTTATCAATCATGTCCGGCATATACGTTAATTCATCTTTTAGTGGTCCTGTTTTTGGTACTGAGTGCCCTATAATTGATTTAATCCATCCTGCTATTGATGTAGCAGCTCCCATGATTCCACTTTGTGATTTTTGAGATGTCATACCACTTGAAATATTGCTACTTAAATCTGTCCCCCATTTGTTACCATCTACATTATTATTAAATCCCGAATTTGCATCATCTGCTAAAACTTTAGCTCCATTTTCTACCATTGTGTCAGAATATAAATTTTTCGATGCTTGCTCTATGTTTTCCTTAATTTTTTCTGAAATTTTTAAATTCTGACTGAATAACGTTGTTGCGGAACCTGCCTCTTTACTTGAAGCATTTTCTAAGCCTGTATCTAATAATATCACACCTGTTGCTTCTTCTATTTTCTTTCTTGTTTCTTCTGGTACTTGAGATAATCCTTGCTCATATGCACTATAACTTGTTTCAGCTAAATTTTTCCAAGCTATTTTTTGTTCTTCTGTTAGATTGCTCACTGTTGATGTTTGTTGTGCTAATGAGTTAGCTAAGTTTATTAACGATTGCTGTTCTATATCTAATTGTTTTTGTAATATTTTTGCTTGGAAAGTATCATTATTATCTTTAGCCTCTTGCCAGCTTTGTTTTAATAATGACACATAATTACTTTGTGATTGTATTTGTTCTGTTAACGAATTATTGGTTTTAGCTTTTGCTTGGTCATATGAAACTCCCATTTCAGATAAAGCTTTTTCTATTTCTTCTTTGCTATTAGAAACACTTGCTGTTGTTAAGTTTTCATATTTTTCAACCGTATATCCATATTCTCCAATCAAATTAGATTGCTTTTTTATTTGATCTCCTATATAAGCCAGATTTCTTGACTTTTCCATTTCTTCTTTATATCCATTAGTTGTTTTATTTAATTCGTCATTATATTTTTGTCTTAATTCAGTAAGTGTTTTCGTAGCCTCTGATTGATTTTTAATTGCTGTTTGATATTCTTCTTTATATGCATCTAATGTCGCTTCTGCTTTTTTCTTTGAGATTAGCTGGTCGATATTATCTTTTAATTCGCCATATTGACTAATGATATTTCCATTCATTTGATACTCTGTGCCCAATGCATTATTCAATTCTCCAAGTATGTATTTTGCTCTATTTTCATAACCTTCTTTCACTTTTCCATTTTCATCTGTCATTTTTCTTAATTCATCTGCTAATCTTTGTATTGTTACTATTTCACTTTCACTTTTTGATAAACTCTGCTCTCTTGCTTCTTTTAAAGACTTCCATGATTTTTGTTGTAATTCTGCCGCATCTTTTACTCCGTCAAGAGATGTTTTTTGTTTTGCCATTGCTGTTGCTACTGTTGCCGCTGCTATACCTAATCCTAATGTTAAAGATATCAATGCTGTCGTAGGGCTTAATGCAGAAATAATGTTTTTCGCTATATTTATTCCTTGAATCGCCGACATAACTCCTTTATATACTTTCATTGATGCAATCAGCGAAAATACAACCCCTACTACCGACACTATTACGCCTTTATTTTTAGTTGCCCATGTCCACATATTTTTTAATACATTAACTATTATTGAGAAAATAGATTTTATTTTAGGTACATACACATTGGATAATTGTTTTACTGTATTTAATATTTTATTTAAGTTTATCTTAGAAACACCTTCTGCTACTTTTTTTAATACATTTTCTGATGTTGAACCAATTTTGCTGATTACATTACTTAATCCTTTTAATTCAGTTTTTTTTAATACTGTATCAATAGCTGTTACTATATTTCCAACCCCTCTTACTATTGCTGTTTTTGCGTTAGTAATTGATGTTTTAATTCCCCCTGTTGCGTTTTTAGCTTGTTTTTCAAAACTTTGGAATTGTCCTGTTCCCTCTTTATTAAGCCTAATCATAGTCTCAATAAAGTCGTCCATTTCAACTCCACCTTTTCTTAGTCCTTCTCCTAATTCATCTGTTGTCATCCCCATTGCCTGTGCTACTTGCTTTAATTGTGCTGGCATTGCTGTTTGAATACTTCTCCATTCAACCATGTCTGGTTTACCTTTAGCGTAAGCTTGTGATAATTGCTCTAGTGCGCTTGCTTGTATCTCACTACTTGCCCCTCCTGCTAATAAAGCGTTATTTACTGCTGTAAATATTTCAACTGACTTTTTTACATCTCCATTTTTACTTGTAAATCTCTCAACAGATAAAGCAGCTGCATCTAATGTTGTTGGTATTCCTTTTAATCTTTCACTTAAATCATTTATTGCCTCTTTGCTCTCTTCTACACCTATTCCAAGATTGCTCATTACTTTCGGAAAATTATTCATTGTATCTAATCTCGATACTGCGCCATCTATACTATTATTTATTGTGTTAAATGCTGTACTTATTAGCTTTGTTATTCCTAATGCCGATACTATATTCTTTATTTTGGTTCCACCACTTTTAACGGAATTTGTCAATGAACTTAATCCTTTTTTAAATCCTGACTTGTCTATTTCTGTATCATAAATCAATGAACCTGCAATTGCCATTATTTTATCCTTTCTAATGTAGACTTAATAAAGCATAATAAAAACACTCAGATTTTTCTAAGTGTTTTTATATCTTTTTTTTATTTTTTAATTATTATTCTTGAAACTTCTGTATCCTATGATATTAAATTCGTATTCTGGTTTTTCAGTTGTTCCTGAATAACTAGAATCATAAGTTGTTAATTCACCTTTTCCTTTATGCACTATAATAGGAACGTAACTAACCTCACTATCTGTTTTGTTGTTTCTTTCTACTAAAACAATATAATCATTATTTTTATCAGTACAAGAAATTATTCCTTTTCCGTCGTAGGTCGTAGAATAAGAATCCTTTTCAGAATCTATACTAAATGATTCTATCTTAAAATCCTTTAAGCCAACTCCACTATTTGCCCAACCGACTACCAAAAGACTAATCAAAACAGAAATAAAAACAGATATTATAATAGTAATTATCATGTTATTTTTATTAATTTTGTTCGCACAATCAAAACATACTTCATCTCTTAATTCACTTTCTAGACACTCTTTTTTACACTTTTTACATTTCATAATATTTCTCCTTTCATTATTTGGAACTATTATATCATTTTTTCTTGTGATTTTGTGTCGAAAAAAGTCGAAAAATCAAATTATTTCAATGCTTCATATATTTTATTTATTCTTTCTTGTTCTTCAACTGGTTTTGACAATTCCCAATAATCTCTTAATTCTAGCATATTTTTATCTTTACCAGTATAAGCTCGATAACCTTTTATCTTCACAAATTCAGTGTCATCTTTTATTGATTTTAATAATGCTTTGAATTTCCACCAGTGTACTTTATCATAAGCTAAATCTATACTATATTGCTCATAAAAAGCACCGTATATATACTCATCATCATACTCATAAGAGTATATTTGTTTATTGCTTCCTTTGCTATTTTCTTTTGTTTTATGATAATTATCTCTGCCACATTTGTAAAACCATATTAGCTTTTCACAAGCTTCTTTATATAATTGTGGATTGTATAGTAGTTTATTATAATTTTCTGCATAAAAAAAAGCAGGATAAAAATGCCTTAGTCCATACTTTATCTTTTCCGACTTGTCGACACTTTTATCCTGCACTTTATTTTCGAAAGATATCATAGTTCTAAAGTCTACATTTATTTTATATTTTTTTCCTTGTAAAATCACAAAATAAGGTAGTCTATTAAACATAATCATATTAATATCTCCTATAATTTCGTCTATTTCCTCTATATTGATTTCTATTGTAGCTTCTATTATAATTTCGTCTTTGTTCTCTGTTCATTTCGCTATCTAAATTTCTTGCTTTATTTTCTAATTCTTTGTTTGTATTCATTACTTCATCTATCATATTCCCTGAGGTAGCTGTTATATATGCTTTATATATACAAGTTAACACAGCTATCTCTACATCTAAGGTCATTTCATCGTATCCATCTTTTAATCTTTTATTATTTATCTTTTCTATTGAATCTTCTCCTATAACTTCTCTTATTTCTCTCTCTATGGTATCTTCATCTTCATTAATATCTTTCAAATCTTTATCTACAATATTTTTCTTATTAATTTCAAAAACCAATCCATATATATCAACTTCAATTTTTTGGTCTGTATCTTCATACCCAAAACTTACTCTTTTACTTTTCATTTTTTATCCTTCCTAACATAATTATCTTTAATATCTACCTATTATTTTTACGCATTCTCTGTAAATGTTTTTGTTGTTACATTAAATGTACCATAAACAAATTCTCCACCTTCAAGAGATCCTGTAATTTGTTTTTGTTCCCCTGCAGCACCATTACATTCTGTTATTTTGCAAGTCTGTGTTATTTTTCTTGCTTTAAATGTATTTTCCTGTTCTGCAACTGGTTGCCATAAATTTACTATGTAATGATCTATATTTAAGTCTGAACCTGTTTTTCTTTCATAGAATAAATTATACATATAGTCAAACACCTTATCGCCTTTAACCATATCCATAGTAATAGGAAATTCATTCGAAAATCCTGTAATCTTTTTTGTTTTTGATTTTTGGTGTATGTATTGCTTTTCAGACTCTGTTGGGTTTGAACTTTCTGTCATTTCTGTAATTACTCCACCTAATACTATTTCATCATTTATTCCAAAGTAATGTGCTTCGTCATATTCCATGATATCTGTTAATTCTTCAACTGCCATTTTAAATTCCTCCTCTTACATTAAAATAAAGCTGTATATAATACGTACTTATAAAACCTTTTTCATCAGTTTCATAGGTTATCGCATTAGCACAGCTAATTTGTTTTATTTGTTTATTTTTTAATACTGGATAGTTTCTTAGTCGATTTTGTTTATCTATCCAATCGCTTAAATCATCTAACCAGTCTAAATTCTCTAATCTTTGTATGTCATCTTCACTATTTGCTTTTAAAAGTAATGCATATTGATATTGTCTATACCAGCCTGTATCTGTTATATATTTTAGTGGCAAATTTTCTACTCCACTTCTTTGCAAGGCTAAAGTATCTGTTTCTTCTGGTAGTTCCTCTGTATGTATCATTTCTGCTATTTCTTTTATTGGTTCATATTGTAACAACCATTCGTTTATTGCTTTATCCATTGTCTAACCTCCTTGCATAATTTGCTGTTTGCATTAATATTTTGTCTCTTTTGTCTGCCTTCATTCTTTCAAATGGGTGTGCACCTCTTAATTTACTGCTGTGATATTTTAAATTTTTATTTATAACTACTTTTCTTTCTCCACGTCTAGCATAAGCACTTCTACTTTTTACTCCTACCATAACTTTTCCTTCTGCTTGGAATCTTGCATAAGGAACGTTTATTATTACTTGTTTTCCTCCATTAATAGGATTTACAGAGTCTTTTTGTGTTCCACTTTTTAAAGAAACATATTTTTTGAGATTGTCAGCAACCGTTTTTCCTAAAAATTGCTGTACTTTCCCTCGCTCTTCTAGACCTAATTCTCTATAAATAGTTTGTAGTGGTTTTGTTTTAATAATATAACTCATATTGCACCTATCTTGATATGATTTGGTAAATCCTCATCATCAAATATAAATTTATCAATAGAAGTTACTTTGTGAACATTTTGAGTGCCATATTTTTTACTTAGTTCTGTTAATGGTACTCTTTCTATTACATCTTCTACCTTTTTATTTACAATAATATCGTCATTTTCTACAAACCACTTTAAATTATATCCATTGATGTCAAAAATCCTAATTAAGGCATTGTCAGTTGAATCTGACCCATTTCTGTTATGATTTGTTATTGAAGTATTTCTATAACTAGCCTCTACAACATATCTATCCCATTTGTTATTACTTTTATGGTATATTGTTATATCTTGCATTGGAAAATCTTCCATACTAACCTCCCTATAAAAAGCATGTTAATTCATCAGGCAAACAATTGATTATTTCCTTTTTAGCCACTTTATATTCTTCATCAGAAAGCACTTTAAAGTTTTTGCTTACTCCATCTATCGAATATGAAGTAATCTTTCTGTTTGTACTTTCTTCCTTTTTATTTATTAAATCAACTAAAGCACAAGCAGTATATTTCAACTGTTCTTGTGCTTCTTTTGGCAAATTATTTATTTTTGTTTCTGTTAGTCTTGTATTGACATTCTTATCAATTTCTCTGCTTGCTTTTATTATTAGTGAATCAAAAAAGATTTCTTGTAGTTTTCCTTTATACTCAAGTAAATAATAGCTATAATCTGCATATTTCATCTTTATCAGCTCCTATTTTACTTTTATGTTTCTAAACACTCCAGCTTTTAGTGTATTTTTTAACACAACTGCAGCAACCATTTCTACGTCTCCTTCTTTAACTGTTCCAGGAGCTTTCATATCTGGTAAGCAAGTGCTTAAAACTCCATTTCCAGTTGGAGAAACCCCGTGGAATCCATCTTTTGCAATTTGAACCGCATATAAGTCTGTCAATCCATCTTCAGAAATTTTTACGCAAGGTGTTGTATTAGTTCCATCGAAATATTCTTCTAAGTCTACTAATGGAATGTTATCCCACATATCAACACTTCTACCAAACGCATCTTCTGATTTAGTATAATATCCTGCTCTTCTTGCAATACCTTTAATTTTTGTAATTAATTTGTTATTACCTAAAAACATTGTTGGTTTTCCTTGCATAATTGAAACAAATTCATCCATTTTATCTAAAAATTCTTGATAATTATCATCCATTTTTTTAGATGTTGATAAATCAAACTCATTAGACACTTCATAATATGTAGCTATATTGGCTTTTTGTGGATTTGCTACTTTTGTATATTTGTATGGAGAACTTGTAGTTCCTGAACCACTTCTAGTGTAATATACCTTCCCTGCTGTTACATCAGTGTCTTTTGTTATCGCATATTCAGATGCATTATATTCAGTGCTAGAACCTTTTAACATAACATCTAGCCCATTAAATTCATCTTCGTTCACTGATTCATTTCCATTTATTACAGTATTGTGAAATAAATTTATAGCTCCCTTTATTTTTTCTTTCATTTGGAAGTCTAATTCATCTACTGCACCAGATGTATTTATTAATACACGGTCAATTTTGAAGTTACCTCCGAATATTTTTAAGTCTGCACTTGCTTTTTCTCTTTTCGCTTCGTTATTTGAATATGAGCCATTTATTTTTCTAAATCCTGCTGTTGATGGTGTTTTTAATTTTGTATATCCATAAGTTAATGTACTTCCCCCTGTTCCTGGTGCTACAGCATTATCAAATACTAATTTATCTAATAATAAAGACCCTCTTCTAAATTCATCAATGACTGCTTGATCTACTTTATCAGCCATTCCTACTTTTGCTTCTTCTAATGTTATCATTTTTATTTCCTCCTATTAATTAAATTTTTCTTTTAATGCTCCATATAACGTTGGAGTTGTATCTTGTGGTTTTTCTGTATGATTTCCGCCAAGATTAATTTCTGAGCTTCCATCATCTTCCTCATCAAACAAAAAAGAATACTTTTCTTTGACATCTTTGATTTGTTCATCAATGCCATTTACTGTGTACTCTCCTTTATCATTTTTTTCATATTTAATTTTGTCTTTGTCTAGTTTGCTATAAACTAAGTCAAAGTCTTTTGCTCCTTTTATGGAACTTTTTAGTGCGTTTGTTTTCTTAAATTCTTCAACTTCTTTAGAACCTTCAGCAAAACCTTCCTCTTTAGCTACTCTTTTGATTTCTTCTATATCGACAGAGCCATTTTCTTTTATTTTTTTGTTTAGTTCTTCGATTAATCCTTCCTTTACTTTTAAATCATTTTGTGCAGTTAAAGTTTTTGTTTTTTCTGTGTTAACATCATTACCATTTTCAGTCATAATGCTATCAATGATATTTTTCTTAACGCTATCCTCCGCTTCTAAATCTTTGAATAATCCTTCTAAAAAACTTCTTTTCATAATATTTCTCCTCCTACGATTTTCTACGGGTTTTTCTTCCCTCGAATTTGATAATATTTGCTATTTTTAACGTCGTATGCCCAACATTTCAATTTCTTTTACGTCTAATTGAAAAAAGACATTAAAAAAGAAGCTCGTCAGCTTCTTATATATATTAAAATGTTAATAACTAATTTAATGTATAAATTGTATTTTTTTGCATAAACTATTGATTATTAGCCTAATTTATTGTATAATTAAGTTAATAATATTATTATTGAAGGTCAGTTGAGAACCCCATATATTTGGTTCGCAGTTGACCTTCAATTATTTTCTTTTATATGCATTTATTATTTTGTTTTCTTTTATGACAAATATCTTATCAATCCACATGAATCTTTTTGAAATATAAATACTTTTTATTTGCCTTTCTATTTCTTTGGGATCCATTTTAGTATTTGTTACATCTATAATAAAATTATTTGCTTGGTTTTTCTTTTTTCTTAAATTACCTTCTATTACATATTTACCTTTACCAGTAATTTCTTTCAAGTCAAATCTTTCATTGTTAATAATATAATCTGGTGTTTTTATACTTGCTGGATTATTTATTCTTGGTATTATATTTACTTGCCCTCCAAAAGCTTTTCCAAGAATTTTAGCTACTTCTTTTTCTCTATCCGATGGTTCCATTAAAACATTTTTTCCATCTACAAAGTATTTAGTTCCTTGAGTATCTTTGTAGTATTGTTGCTGTTTAACTTTATATTTCTTTACTGAATTAAATTGTTCTGTTATATCTTTATACTTTGCTTGTTCGTTTGTCTTAATTTTTGCAATTTTCATTCTTGAATAATCTTTTTCAAGTCCTGTCTCTTTGCAAAATGCTGTTTGTTTCATTTGCAATTGTCTTAATTTACTTCTTTGATTTGATGAATCTATGCCTGCTTTATCTAATGTTTGTATACTTCGTTTTGTATTTCTTATATCACTTTCAAATTGTCTTTGTCTTTGAGTGGCCTTATAATATGGTACTTGTTTTCCATTTAATGTAACTGTTGCATTCTTAAGTTTTTCTAATTCATTATTTGTATATACTGGTTCTGAAACTCCTAAGATTATTCCAAAATAGCTATGTCTACAATTGTACTCTTCCCATAATTCTGCAACATCTGACCATAACTCTAAACCATATTTGCTAGCATCTTTTTTACTTACTGCAAATTGTTTACCTTGTTCTTCTGCGTGACTTGGTCTTGCCCCTAAATGTGCTGTAACCTCATATCCATCGCAACCTAACTCTGTTTCTATATTTCTATTTATATTATTTGCTGTTTTATGAATACCACTTAACACATTTCTTCTTACTGCTGTTTCTAATTGTATATTTCTTCCCAGTTTATCTTTTAATGTTATTCCTTTGTCTGCTAATTGTTGTACAGCTGTATTAATAGCAGACGTATAATCAAATGCACCACTTATAACTTTCATATATGCTTCATCTACTGCGTTAACATATGCTTGTTGACTTTGAAAGGCTATAGTATTTGTCATGTTCTTTAGTGTTTTATTAGTTTGTTTTAATCCTTGATTAAGTATGTTGTATTGAGTCTCACTCAGCTTAAAAGGTTTTTCTCTATATTCGTATAATTCTTCGTATCCTTGCATATCTTCTTTTGCCATGTTTTTGAATAGTAACTTTAATGCATTCTTTGTTTCTCTTGTTAATAATGATGTTTTTTCTAATGCTTCATTAAATATTTCTGTTCCATTTGTTTGTAATAATATTTTCATTTGTTCTTTACTTACTGCTGTAATATCATCCATTATACTTATTCTGCTTATTATATCAGCTGTTATTTCTATATTTAATTTATTATATAGTCTTACAACATCATTAAATTCTATATCATTTAAATATTCAGGTGTTAACATTTAAAACACCTCTTATTCTTCAATATCTTCTATTTCTTCATCTTTTACCATTGCCTTGGCTTTTTCTTCTGTCTCCCCTAAGAATTTAACTCTATATTCCCAAGCTTGTCTTATTCCTTGTGCTATATCTTGTCTAAATTCCTGTTTTGCCGTTTCTGTATCAACCATAAAACCATCTTTGTCTGTTATTGTAACAATACAATCTTCTGTTACTCTTTCTTTGAATAATACTCTTCCTAGTAAAAGAATAGCTTTGCATATTCCACTTACAAATTCATCAACACTCTTGCGGTGTTTGTTAGCATTTTCGATTAAGTCCTGTCTATCTCCAACGTATTGAGTTGCAGTCACTACCGAATTTCCATTAAATTCATAATATTTTGTTCCTAGCCCTGCCTTAAAACTTAGCATATTCAAAGCAAATTGTATTCCTTCTTTATCTTCCTGTACTCTTAACTCTGGATTGTATTCTGTTACAACTGGATTTTCTTTTATGTTACTTATTTCAGTATCTCCATATACAGCCCACTGTTGTTTCATTACGTCATCAGGATATACCTCATATTCTTCTTCTCTTATATTTCCTTCTGTATCTTTTATTTGTCTTGTCTTAGTTCTTGTTATTTTTTTGTTATAAAATACTTTTTTCCCTCCAAGGTAAAAATCCATAACAAAATTATTGTATGTAATATCACAGGCCATAAGTTGATCAATTGCAGTTCCATATACACTAAATCCCATCCCGTTTACATTGTTGTATTCTGTATCAATTGGGTTTGCTATTGCTGGCTTTAAGATACTAAATAAAGGCACACTAGAATTAACTGTATAACTCTTAGCTATGCCCTCTTTGTTTATTTCATTTCCGTTTTCATCTAAATAATTATTAGATATTTCGTATATTTCTTGATTTAATTCTTTGTTATATTTTAATTGATGTAACTCAATATAATATTCTTTTTTACTGTCTATAGTATTTTCACTTACAAAAGCAACATCAATTATTACTCCATGTTCAACTTTTAAAGGTATAATTTGGTTTGCGTCTAAGTAAATAATATCTAGCTTTGTTCTTTCATCCGCATATAGCCTTCCTTGTTTATCTACCTTTGCATGTTTAACTCTCATTGTTGCCCCTGCTGTTCCCATTGCCATTGCCTTTTCTATTGCTGTCGGTAAGTCTTTATATATTTTTAATATCTTTAACTGATTATTTAAATATTCATTATTTACCTCTGTTTGTTCGTCTGTGTTCGCTTTTGTTTTTATTTCATCTCTTTCAGTAAATAATATGCTTGACCAATCCTCTGCTAGTCTTTTTGCCATGCCTAGACTAAACATTTTTCTTTCTTTTCCTGTTTGGTCATGATATTTATGAAAGTCTACTTGATTTTTCCACCAAGACTCCCATGTTTCCACAAAATTATAATAATCTGTCGATACTGTATTATATCCTTTGCTTTTTAAATATTTTAATACTACATTATTCATTTTATGCTACCTTTCCTAAATAATAAGATATCTCTTCAAACCAATATTCAAATGAGTAATTGAAACTATCTAAACTATCTATGTCCGACGTTTCTCCATCATCTATCCACCTGTCATCTTTTGCTTTTTCATCATATAAAGCTGTTTGTAAAGCTTCTATTAAAGTCTGACATTGTCCTTCTATGAAGCTTATTTTATCCAAATTTAACAACCTATTCCAAAGTTCAATCCTGTTCTTGATTTCAATTTTTAAGCTATCTTGAACTACCAAATTAATTTCATTTGCTCTTAATTCTCCATTTAAAGAATTGTTTAATACTTGTTCTGCACTATCAGCAAAAATAAAAGATACAGTTCCATATTTGTCCTGTATCTCTTTTATAAAATTTATTATCCATCTAAATACTTGCTTTGTGTTTGTTCCTGTTGCTTTCATTGTACTAGCTTTTAGCACTTGTACACTTTTAAAATCTCTGCTTATTTTTGTTGCTGTTATGCTATGTTTTGATTTGTTGCCACCCCAGTCAATTCCTATACTTATTATAGAATTATATTGAATTGTAGTAGTAATAAATCTTTTATCATCATTTGCAATTTGTTGGAATATTAATCCTTCAGCATCGCACCATTGCCCTAATATTAATCTATTATAATAAACTGTTCCCTTGTATTCCTTACAAAGATTTTCAACGAAATCCTTTGGCAAAAATGGATTATCAAATATTGTATAATATTGTGTATATACATCTAATCCTTTTTCTTTTATCACATCTAAAAAGTCTTTCTTTAACCAGTGATTTTTATTTTCCGGATTCAATGCTCCATCTAGGCACGAATATGGCTTATCTAAAGAACCTTGTATCATTATAAATACTTCTTTGTTCCATTTTGCCATTTCATCTCCATAAGCATATTTGATAGATGTACCTTGTATTTTACTTACTTGGCTTATTTTTTCAGTTCCTAAGCAATACACTTCTTGCCCAAATAGATTAGCTATATTTTGAGAATTAATAAATCCTACTAAATCTTTTCCATATATTTCTCTTAATGGTTGTAATACGTTTCTTTCAATTGTGCCTTTTGATACTCCAAAAATAACATTTAATCCATCTAAATCTTTTCTTTCTAATAATCTGTTAGGAATAGTAAACAATATATCTAAATATGTTTTACCACATCTTCTAGCACCTATTTTTAAGTTATATCTATGAGTTGCATTCCTGATAAACTCTTTTTGTTTTTCTGTTATTATCATTTATTTGCCTCTTCTTTTATTTTAGTTAATAATTGTTCAACTTTATTTAGGTTTTCGTTGTTACCTTCTTCTTCATTTCTTTTATTTCTCCATTGTTTAGGTTTTCTGTTATTTAGCCAATATATTTGAGCAGTAGTATCAGGAACTACTTCCTTTCTTACTTTCTTAGTTAATACTTCTCTAAATCTTCCTTGATTTTCATCCCATCTTGTTTCATATGTTTTCTCTTCAAATTCATATCCGAGTGCTCTTTTTAATAAGGCATTTTCAACTTCATAATCCACAATTTCTTTTCCTCTTTTTAAGGACTCCGAAAACTCCGGATAATTCTTTTTATATTCATAAAATGTTGTTGTTGATATTCCCAAATTATTAGAAATTTGTTCATCTGTTAATCCATCTCTAGCCCAGCATTCTACAAGTATTAATTTTTCTTTTATATCGCTCCATTTTGATTTTGCCATCTCCCCACCTACTTGTTACTTTTGACTATTACCTCTTTACCTTCTCCTACGAATCCTTTTGCTTCTAATTCTTTATATCTTTTATCTTCTGCTTTGAATTTTTTCCCTACTGTATACTTCTTTAAGTTATTTTGTTTATCGTTAAAATCTTTTATGACTTTTCCTTCTAACATTTCAATTCCTCCTATTTTATTAAACATTTATTTTTAACTAGATAAGAACATCTAACAATTTGCTTATCTAAATCTATAACTTCTAAAAAAGAACAGTCTTTACAACCGTTCTGGTAATTGTACATTTATTAATTTTCTTTTCCATTTTTCTTCTCTTTCTTCTTGTGTTTCTATCATCTCTATTGTCCTTTTACAATCATCTAATTTACATTCTTTACATTTTTTCCCTTGTATTGGACATACTTTATTATCTATCAAACATTGTTCCATATTTTAATCCTCTGTACACTTTAGTTTTCCATTTATGTCTTGTGTTATTTTACAGTCAATATCTTTATTACATTTACTGCAATTTTCTTCTTTGAATTGTTTTATTTGTTCTAGAGTCATATTATTACCTCTTTTCTTATATACACTTTGGTCTAGGTAGTAGGAGTTGCACCTACACTCTCAGGTGTCCAAGACCCGCATCTTACTATCAAGACTTTACCTAGATATTAGAACTCGCTAGGAAAGTTCTTTGGCAAATTTAATACTGAAAGGAGGTCAATTATACTCAACTAAATACAACTACCTTTTTTATATTATCAGTTACCTAGCATACTGGTAATAACTAATTAATTGTTATAAAACACTTGCTTTCCGTATTCTACTGCTACTTCATGTTCTATTTTGCATCCTCTTGCTTTTTCCCAACCTTTCATAAATACAATTCCATCAACTTTTCCTATGTATCTAATTGATTGAGATAACATGTAAATTGCAATATCTTCATCTACTGGTGCATTTTCAAATACTGTATCTATAACTTCGTTTCCTTCTTCTTGTAATCTACTTACTAATTCTGCTCTTTCTTCTCTTATTTGTTCATTTGTTTTACCTCTCATAGGTTGGCTTATCATTAATTTCATAATTTTTATTCTTCCTTTCATAACATAATAAAAAGAGTAAATACTAAGGGCTTGCATTTACTCTTTTCTCTACTTACATTTTTTCTATTATAATTATAGTACTTTCAAAAAGAAATTAAAAGGAAGTTTTTGCGTAATTTTTGCGAAGTTTTAGTCCAAACCCGCATTTATTATATTTAACATCTTTTCCATAGCATTGTCTCTATATGTCTGTAATTGTTTTACACATTTATATTTTTCAAATTCCTTAAAATATGCTTTTTCTACATAATCCCATTTTGATTTTCTCATATAATACGTTTCTATTACAAATTTTTCTTCTTGTGTTAATGGTTCAATCATATTTTTAACTCTAACAACTATTTTATTTAATTTTCCTTTGTCTATATTTAATTTTGCAATTTGTCTTTTTAGATACTCTCTATCTTCTTTGTTTATATGATTTAATTCTTTTTCATAATTTAGAACTGTACTTGACACCTTGTCTGATATTTTATTTGTATTGCTATGTATACTATCAAATACTTGCCCCGCTATTTGCATATTCTCTATTACTTCTCTTTCATCATCTTCATAAACAGTTCCTGAATATTCTAACCTTTCTTTGTATTCTTCTTCTTTTATTTCAATTTCTGTTAATTTTGATTCGTTCTCTTTATGATGTATCAACATTGTTTCAACGTCTTCTTTTATATATTTACTCATTTGTACCTCCTTGTTTTCTTTTTATATCTTCTCTTATAATTTCATCTTTAAAATTGTCTAAGATTTTATATGCTTTATTTATTTGTGCTTGACTTTCTTTTCTTTTTGATATGTCTAATAAGTTTATGCTTTCTAATTCTTTCATTGTGTTTACTACTATGTCGTATATATGATTTATTGTCATTTGTATCACTCCGCTTCTTTATATACAATGTCTATAACTTTGTCTTTGCTTAAGTTTCCTTTAGTATTTTTTATCTTGTTACATATATTGTCTTTTAATATATTTATTTTTCTTTTTACATTCTCATTTATTTCATTTTTTAAATTTTTTTCTCTTTTGTCGTATTCGATTTGTTTAATTTTATATGTATTAAGTTGTGAATTTATATTATTTATTTCTTGTTCCTTTTCTTTTATTTTATTTTTAAGTCTATTAATTTCGTTTTTATTATCTTTATCTCTTTGTTGAAATTCTGATAATGTTACTAGTGCTCCTTCATATAACTGTTTATTTTTCTTTTCTTCTTCTAACTGATTCTCTAACTCTATATTTTCCTTTTTTACTTGTCTTATTTCTTCATAACCATTTACTAAATACTGTTTTAGATCAGGAACTTTTATTTCTTTTACACTTTCTGTTTTTTTAGGTATTAGCGTGACAATCTTTTCTTTTATATTCATATCTTCACTTCCTTCTTAAATACTCATATATTACCCTTTCAACATAAGCTAATGCTTCATAATTGCTTATGTATCTTCCATCATGTCTATGTCTTACACTTGATCTTATTATTTTTATTTCTTGATTGTATTGTCTTTTATACATTGTTGCTAATTGATTTTTACTTAAGCCTTGTTTCCACTTTGTTATTATTTCTTTATCTTGCATACTACCACCTTATTGTAGTATGCTCTTTTTTTAGTTTTATATTTTCTTTAACTCTTTTACTTCTTTTTTTAATTGTTTTACTGCTTTAATTAATTGATTTATTGTATTTCTTTCAGTAGAATATTCTACTATTCCTTCTAATTCTTCTATACTATCTATATCTATTTCATCTTGTATTAGTTCAATATCAGTATTAAATAGCCAATTTGCATAAAGAGAGTTATTTGTATTTTCATTTTTTAATACAAAATTACCTGAGCAATCTTTTCCGACTGTTACTGTTATATTTGTTCCATTTTGTTGATTAGTAAATTTTAGTCTACTTCCGTTCCTTTATCTCTCCATCTGCTATTGCTTTTAGCAGTTCATATCCTTTATATTTCATTTTATTTTCTCCCTTCTAGTAGTTCTTGTAATTTCTCTAATTTTATATATTTTTGTGCATCAATACACGTTGCTTCGTCTGGAAATTCTGCATCTCCTTCAAATATTATTCTATATTCTCCATTGTTTAATATTTCTTCTATCTTGTCTTTTACTATTTGTTTTGGAATAACATAATTACTACAATTCTCAAATAAATCTTTTTCTAATTCATTACAATATGTTATTCTTTTTCCTAATGCTTTTTTAAATTTATCTCTATCTTCTTTTAATTCTTCATTCTCTTTTTGTAGTTTTTTTATTACGCCTAAACTTTCATTTAGTAGCAATATTAATTCTTCTTTACTTTTATTTTTCAAATTTATAGTTGTTTCTATTATCATTTATTCCTCACTTTCTAATAATTCTTGTAAAATATTAATATAGTTTACATATCTATTTTTATATATTGTATCCATTGGTTCATTCCAAACTTTTTGATTATATAATTTATCTATTTCATTTTTATATTCTTCTATCTTGTCTTTTATTTTTTGAATTGGAATACTGTTTTTTATACAATAATTTTTAACTACTACACTATTACTTAAATTTTCATAATCATTTTTTAATTCTTCATTCTCTTTTAATACTCTTTTATAATCTGATAAAAGTTTTGATACTGCTTCATAATAATTGCTATTTACTTCAAATCTTATCTCTCTATTTCCTCTTCTGTTTCTTCTTTCTGTATTTAACATATTCTCTATCATTTCTATGTTATTTTCCACTTAAAACACCTCCTAATATCTTTTGTTTGTTATTTCTATCTATTCCTACATAGCAACTTGTGTTTTCTTCTTTTGTATCTTTTCCTGGATATAAAATACACTTGTTATTTATATTATTCATACAGTCTTTACATTTTATTAAATCTTCAAATAATTGCATTAAATCCACTCCTCTCCACACTTTTCACACTTATATACAATGTGGTCTATTTCCATATCTAAAAATTCAGCTTTCATTCTTCCACCACATTTAGGGCAATGTAAACTAAATATATCTTTAATTTTGTCTATTATTCTTTTTATTTTTTCTTTCATTATGTATTACTCCTCTCTCAATTAATTGTTTTGCCTATGTAATCAGCATAAACATAACCTTTTCTTCTTACATTTTTGCAAAAAGCATTTATTCCGTCTGTTTCAATTATGTTTAAATAATATTCTATTAATTTTTGAGTTTCTGGATGAAATATTCTTTCTTTTTTACATTTATTATAATATTTTAATGGTTCACTATATGCCTTGTCATAATCCACTTTTTGCTTTGAATATACTATTCCAGCCCCTAACCAATCACATATCATCTCAATTACATAATCATACGGAATTTTACAAGGTGTATTTTTATAAGTGCCTATGTTATCAATCCAATATTCCCAATGATGTGGGTTATGTCCTTTATGATGTTGCCATGCTAAACTATATCCTTTTTCTTTCTTTTCTGCATCAATTGGGCTGCTCGTTCCTTGAAAGTATTTTGCACTACTACAAAATTCGGTTATTCCGTATTTACTTAAATCATGCAATAATCCTCGTTTAATTTTTCCACATTTAAAACAAAATTTCATAACATAAAATTTGTGCTTCGTTATAGTTTTAAAATGTTTAAAATATTTTTCTAGATTACTCATATCTTATTTACTCCTTTCCTCTATGTAAATGTATCCCTTGTTTTTGTATATCAATATCTTTTAAATCTTCTAATTGTAATTTTATATCAGGTCTTTTTCTGTGAATATAAATCATCATACATTGTCTAAAAACATTTGCATTTTTCATGTTATCTATAAAAACAAGTATTACTTTATATAATAAAATTAAAAATAATAATATTGTACATATACTTCCACTTACTAGAGCTACTACGAATAAAATATTTTTAATTATTTCTATCATGTTTTATTTACTCCTTTACATCTAATATAAATTCTCTTATAAATTGATTTGCATATTCTTTTGATATTAAACTTCGTTTTGCTCCGTGGATTTGTATGTTCAATGTTTTTCTTCTTATTCCAGCTATATGCTTCAAAAATCATGTTGTATTTAGGTTTACAATTTATGAACCAATACTGCGTTGGCTTTTTAAAATAATCTCCACGCAAAGTTCTGTCTTTATCTACAATCTTGCTTGGTATAGCCCAATATTTGACTAAATAGTGCGTTGCTGAATATGGATTCTCAATTATTAATGGTATTTCCTTTCTAATGCACACTATTGCTAATTTTGTTATCGTTTCATACATCAAATCTAATTCTCTATGTAATTTTAGGTCATATTCTAGTTTTTGTTCATCCGACCATTTTCTCAACGAATTACAAGTTCCTCTAAAATGCAGCTCAATTTGATTTTCAAATCTTACGCAAGGAAAAAATGCTAAAATCATATCTTTTTCTGTTATGTTGTCAAATATACTTTCTTCTTTGTTGTATGCCTTTTCTATTTCTTTGAATAAGTCTATTATTACATCTGTTTCATTAAATTCATTTTGTATGTCATAATCAACTGCCTCATATCCGAAGTTTTCTAAATTCATTTTTGAATGTTCCACTTTGTTCAAATAAACAGTAATACATTTCTACTCCTTTACTACTAAATTTGCTTTTATTAAATCGTATAATACATCTAATTTTACAGTTTCTTTTTCACAAAGACTTGAAAATCTAATTATTCTATCTGATATTATAATGTAAATACATATATCAATTCCTACTAATGGAGAATTTATGTCATCATATTCCAAATTTTTTTGATAAACTCCCCCACTTTTATAAAACCCAAACTTTTCAAGTCTTTTTAAATCTACATCATCTCTTATTTTTAACATATCTATTCTCCTCCTAATAACTCTGGATTATCGTATATATTACCTATTACTTCTAAAGTATCTGTATTTACTGTATATAATAAAAACCATTCTTCGTTATCTGTATCTTTTACTTTTCTGCCTTCAATTTCAAAAGGTTTTATATAAAAAGCTCCATCTATAAATTCAATTGTTCCTCTTCCAACTTTTGTATCAAAATTTCCAGTAAATACATCATAAGAAAACTCTATTATATCTCCCTCATATATTTCTTTTCCGTTTTCATCGTGTAGTCCTGTGTATTGTCCTATTGTATCTGGATTTACTTCTCCTTGTACCATTTTATATGGCATATTCCAGTCTGGCATATATCTTGGGTCTGGAAACTGTATATAGTATTTATCTGTTTCACTTTTTCCAAAACATACAGGTGGAGCTGGTATTCTTAATATTGTTCCAAAAATCCATTCATTTTCTGGTATCATTTTTCCTCTAAATTTTATCTCTCTATTCATCTTCTCCTCCTACTTTATAGCAATTAGCCATATAACTTTCTTTTGTTAGTATTGTTTTTATTTCATCATTCTCACAAGTATCGTCTGGTATTAAATGTGTTTCATCAACAAATATTAATTTTGGATAATCTGGAAATCCTTCAAACATAGCAATATGTTTTACTTCTCTTCCATTTACATAGTCTCCAACTTCTATTAAATCTATTAGTTGTTTGCTATGTTTTAATATATCCTTTATTATCACTGCATACCCTAAATTATCTAAAAACACTCTGTTACTTAATACTTTTATAACTTTTCCAATAACTCCATCTTTTGTTCTCACATATTCGTTTACTTCTATCATTGCCTTTCTCCCCTTTCGTTTATGATTTCTTTTAGATCAACTATTTCTATTGCCTGCTCTGTTAACTTTTTATCTTTATCTTGTAATTTCTTTGTTACTCCTGTAAATGTGAATATAAACATTACTAGAGCTGTTATTATTAATATTGTTACTGCTATTAAACACTTGTATAGTTTTTTATATTCTTCTTTCCAATTAATCAATTTAATTTTCCTCCTACTTAATTATTCTTAGTTCCAAATCTGGGTAAACTTTTTCAAATATTTTATGTTTTAATTTGAATACATCTGTCTGTATTCCTTTTACATCTTCTACTATTGTTTTGCCATTTTCTATGTACTTAAAATCTGCAACATATTCTATCTTTCTAAACGTTCTTCCGTTTTTCTTAAAACTATCTTGTAGTAAAAATCTAGGTTGTAATTCTAAGTTACTTATTTCTCCTGCTCTTTCTAACAGTCTTAATTCTTTATATCTATTTCCTTCTTTCTTACTGTCAAATTCTTCTCCGTCTACTATTACTTTTTTATTTCTGTATTTGTTCACTTTTCTTTAGCTCCTTTTCTATGTAATTTTCACATCTCCAAACTCCGTTTGAAGTTTTCTAATTCAAGCCTATTACAGCCTCTACATTTTACACATTTACCGTTCTAACGGTGGATAATTATATTTCACAAGCTCTCTCCTTAATCTTTAAAGATTGTATTTTCATCTACCATACTGTTGTCTGTTATTTTTACACTCATCTTTTTATCTATTTTAAGCCTTATATCCGCCTCTTTCGCATTAAATGGCATAAATGAACCATTATAGTTAGTTGTACTTTTTAAGTATTCTCCTTCTTTAACAAACTTTGCTCCGTCTGAATAATTGCTTTTTAATTCAATACCATCTCTTAAAGAGTATATATAAGCTGTTCTTCCAATAAAATTTAATTGCTTTTCTCTATATTCAGGATACTGCGTTATAAATCTGTTATAAATATCTGTAAACTCTGTTTTTAATTCATATAAGAATCTAGGCACAGTTTTTTCCTGATAGTCTTTTATAACTGCATTATCCATAAATGTCCTTGGTTTTCCATCGCAAATTAATGATATTAATTCATTTTTAAAGTCATTTTCATTTATATAAATTAATGGGTGTGAAAATATATTTGTTTCAATTTCATATCCTCCACCTTCTTTTTCATGTAAGTACCTAACATTTATTACGAATGTATCTTCTATTTTTCCAATTGTATTATTTGGTTCATCTAGCTTGTTGTAACATTCATCTTTTCTGTATTTATCTCTAAAATCGTTGTATTTTAGAGCTCTACTTGTATATCCTTTTTGTCTAACTTTTTTTCCAAATTTACAGTTCTGTTGCCACCTTCCTGCACTAAAACATTTTCCTTGTTTATAGAAACTACAATTTTTATATTTATCGCAATATGTCATTTCAGCTTCTAATGGTGTTTCTCTTCCACCAAATATACTTTTTCCTCCATATAAATTAACATTTATTTTATCCATAATTCCTCCTAATCTATTCTTGGAATACGACTCATATTTTGAGCTACCATATCCAATAAATAATATTTTTTAAAACTTACATCTTCTCCAAATCTATTCTTTTTTTGTACCCATTCTGTTGTAAATTCATATCCATCTTTTTTTAACTGGTCTATTCTTGCTCCTAATTGCATTACTCCTAAATCTTGATATGCTTCCCAACTTGTTATACTTCCAAACTGTCGTATATAATTTATAATTCTGTCCTTTTGAGTTATCTTCATTTGTTTATCACTCCTTTACTAATTCGCACCACTCTAAATTCTTGTATAAATAAGCATATGGGTCATTTGTATAATAATCATTTGGATTTACTGCTATTCTTGCTCTTACATCTGCTATTTTTGGTGTGAATTTAACTTCTTTTATTGTTTTATTAACTGCTTTTTCAAACTCTCTAGCCTCTGTTGTCATAAATTCTTTAAACCACAACATCAATTCTTCTTTACTGAACTTTTTATTGTATGCTGTTTCTATTTTTTGTATATTTTTGTAAAACTCTTGTTTATTCATTTAACCACTCCTCTATTTCTTTACTTTCATTTTTCTTTTTGTGGTTTTCATCCTTTGCTTGTACTAATGTTCTTATTCCTGCTTTTTGCCAATTATTTAATATAGCTTTTATGTACTTAATTGTTCTTTTATTAGCTTCTACACTAATTTGCATTGCATAAATTATTAAGTCTGTTGGCATATCTTTAGAATAATCTTCTAAAACTTCTACCCCATAAGGAGTAATAAGTCCTATATTTTCATTGTAAAAATCAATAATTTTTTGTAAGCCGTCAACACAACTGTCGCTTACTTTGTCATTATCATTTACATTTACATTAACATTATCATTTACATTTTCATTTACATTTTCATTTACATTAGTTACCTTTTTGCTTTTTGTTTGCTTCTGTTTTGCTTCTGTCTTGCTTTTCTTTTGCTTTCCATTTTCATATTTTTTATAATTTGCATCTAATTGAGGTTTAACAAGAGAAAATATTGCTTTAGATATTCCTGTCAACTCTATTTCTTCTTGGTCTAGTGCATATCTCATTATTGCATTATATGAATCTGCTTGATTTTCTTTTGGTAACTCGCTTATAGCTTCATAAAAACTTCTGTAAAATATAAAACTATCTCTTGCCATTTGCTCCTCCTTTTGTAAAATATAAGGAGTAAAACTTATGTCTTACCCCTTAGTTGTTTGCTTTTCCATATTCTTTAATAAATTCTTCTTTCGTTTTGTTGTAATATTTGCACCAAGCTTTTTGTGCTAATTTCTTTAATTGTCTGTTAAGCTTGTCTCCATTTTTGCCATGTACTCCATTCGTTCCACGATGGTCTTTTCTCATCAAAAATACTATCAAGCCATCATTTATACTCTTTTGTCTGTAAGCCTTTGAAAAATAAACCTCGTGTCTTTCGCAATATATTCCTGTTCTTACCGTGCTATATAATTTGCTTTTGGGCATAATACAAAATTCTTCTTCACTCTTTTTTACATTTTTCTTTGAGTTTTTCTGTGTATTTTTTGGGCAAGGATTAAAACTATTACTTAAATCTGTTACTATCATTTCTTATCCCAACTTTCTAACAAACTATCTATTTCTTTTTGTGATTTTGTTTCTATTCCATAAACTTTGCAGTCTTGTACCACTCCATCTATAAGTCTTGCCATTTGTTTTGAATTAAAAGAACTAGAACCATAATAAGCATTTATTATTTTAAATTCTGTATCTCCTATATACTCTGTGTCTGCTATTTCACTAAACCAAGCTATTCCTTGTGCTGTCCACATTTTTTCAAAGGTGTTTACATTGTCTTTTTCTATTTTGAATCTTCTGAATATTCCTAGTTCTTTTACTCTTCTTTTGTATTCTTCAATTGTATCTATATCTGCTAAATCGCATAATTCTTGTAAAAGTTTCCAGAAATAATTATTTGCATTAGTTGTTCTTTTCTTTATGTATCTCTTTGCTTCTATTTTTAGTTTTAAGCCTTTTAGTTGTTCTATATCTGATAACTTGTCCTTTCCTTCAATTAAAAAGCTTATTTTAGGTTTTCCTGTCTTATAGTCTATGTTTATTTCTTCTAATGTTCCTGTAGTTTGCATTTAACCACCTACTTTTTGTCTCTAAAATCGTTTACTATGTTCATATAGTTTTTAATTTCTATGTCCTCTATTTCTGCATAGTCATAATTTGCCAAAATTAGTTTAACTACTGAATTTGATATCTTGTTATTTTTAATCGCTTGTTTTAATGCATTTACTTTCTTTTCACTTATTTTTTCTTCTGCGGTTGTTTCTTCTATTTTTTCTTTTGTTATGTCTGCACCTTCGCTATCGCTATATATACTTTCATAAGCCAATCTTGAATTTTTTAATACTACTCTGTCAAAACACCTTTTTAGTGCCATTGCATAAGGATATGAATTTTTACAATTTAAATTGCTTACTTCTCCTACCTCATAGAGTCCTTGTTGTTTATTTATATATGTATAAACTAATGTGTTGTTATAACCTTCTTTGTCTATAATCACACTTTCAGGATTAAACTTTTTATCATCTTCTAATTTGTCATTTATCTTTAAGCAACCTATATGACTTATTATTAGTCCTGTGTATTGCATTTTTTCTGTCTTAGTCTCATTCATTAATATCCAAAAGTCTGATTCAGTTAATCCGTATTTGCCACTCTTTATTAATTCAATAGCCTTATTTTTAGCTTGTATATATTTATTACTTTGCCAAACTGGTATATTTTTGCCCTTTTTATTTGAATATTCTTCTTTTTGTTCATTAAACATTAAAATCTGCTCCTTTCAAATTGACGATTCATTTCTCTTTCTTCACGTTCATTTTCTTCTAGTATTTTTTCTTGCACTTCTTCTAATTCATCTTGTGCTCTGTATTTAATTTCATTTAAATCATCTATGTAATCTTGATCATCTATTTCATCTATTAATAAATTTATAGAACTAACTATTTCGTCTAGTTCGTCATATTTTCTTTGTAAATCCATTTTTCCTCCTTTACATATCTGCTTCTTTGTGATAAAATAGAAACAGATATGAGTTTATATATATTCTTATTTTTGAGTTATCTAAAGCTTTTGTCGGTGTTAGATAGCTCGTTTATTTTGTCTAAACAATTTTCTACTAAAGCATTTATAATAATGTTTCTATGTTTATTTTTATCTTCTTCTGATACACCCAAGTTGTTTACATCTTGTAAATTTAGTAAATCTCTTATTGTATTATTTAAAAAGTTAATTGACTCTTGTTTACAAAATTTAGTTCTTTGTAATTCTTGATTTAAGTTTTGATTTATTTTGCTTACTGCTAAGCTTTCTTTTTTTAGTTCATTGTTTTTTATTATTAAATCAATTTGTTTAAGCATCTCTCTTCACTCCTTTCCTTGTAAAATTTTGTAATTTATTGTATAATTTCCTCGAAAGTGAGGTTATTATTATGTTTGTCTATCATATTGACAGAACCAATTCTATATCTATTAATCAAATTCTTTCTTTAAAAAATGGCTTTGATTTAAAAGATATCTTTAATATTTATGACAATTCTTTATCTATTCACGGAATACGTTATTTGTCCAAAAATCCTTATAACGATATTCACTCTTTTCTTTGGGAAATTGCAACTGAATATGTAAGAATATTAAAATATCCACAATATCCATCAAGGTTTCAAAGTCTATTTGCTGTAGAAAGCTTAGAACAACTTTATGTCTGGAAAAATTTTTTTGGACAATCCAATTTTCAGATTGTAAAACTTGAATGCTCAAAAATCTATAAATTTGATGCAAATTGGATTACCAAACCAGGTTCTTTTGAAAATTACCTACAAACCAATAAATTTGACAATGTTTCCTTTGCTTCATACTGCTATTTTGCAGATAAATATTGGTCTGGGCAACCTAGTTCCTCTCCTCTTTGGGAACTTCTTGTTCCTCTTCCTTGCAAGTGCGTAGATATTCTCTAGCATCAAATAGTAGAAATTTATGTGGTGGCATTTCATCAGTTGTTGAATCAACTGGTGTTTCTTTTTTATTTTCAATTAATTCTCTTAATTCCTGTACTGTACATTTTATTTCCATCTTTCCCTCCTAATAAGTCATTCCTTGCAAAAATCCCCATACTGTAAATCCTACTGCTGCTATATATAGACTGCTATATACTACTGCTCGTCCAATAAAGTTGTATATTTTATTTGTATCTAGTTTTCTTTTCATTTGTTTTCCTCCTCTCTTAATTAAAAATTTCAATTCCTTCTTTTTGCAAAATTTCTTTAAATCTTTCCGCTTCTATACAATAGCCTCCAAAATTTGTTCCATATTTTTTGCAAAAATCTGTTGCCTTGTTTCTATTGACTTGATAGTTCTCAGCTATATCTTTTGCATAAATTAATTTTGGTAGATTTTCTTTTTTCTTTAAATCTTCTAAATTTTTATTAATGTTTTTTAGAAGATTTATTATTTCATCTTGCAATGTAATCACTTCCTTTCCTTTTTTGTACCGTGTCGCAATTCGTTTTTTTTGTACAATATTTTGTGCTTATTGATTAAAAAAAATAGTTGCTACTTTTTTATTTAATGCTTTTGCAATCTTTTCCATAACCTCATATGTTACATTTGTATTAGTTCCTGTTTCTATTGCTGATATTGTATTTCTTGATACTTCAGACTTTTTAGATAATTCTTCTTGCGTTAATCCTTCTTTTTCTCTATACTCTTTTACCCTATTTTGCATATCCACACCTCTTTTCTTTTGCACAATATTTTGTGCTTTGCAAATACATTATACACTATTATTTTTGTTTGTCAACTATTTTGTGCATTTTTTTTATTTTTTTTCAAAACTATTGATTTTTTGTACAATCTATTGTACAATATGATTATTGAAAGGTGTTGAAAATTATGTTCATTGGAGAAATTATTTTAAATTATAGAAATTCTTTCAGTCCTAAAATGTCTCAAAGAACTTTTGCTAGCAAAACTTCTTTAAGTCCTTCTTATATAAATACACTAGAAAAAATATACAATCCAAAAACTCGGTAAACCCTACTCTGTTACTACTGAAGTCGCTAGCGAATTAGCCCATGCAATGAATATGTCGATTGAAGAATTACTAAAGTTACTAGATAAAAATCAAGAATTTGAATTAAATATAAAAACCGATAAATTAGGTAACCCTGTTATAGAAATCCCTCTTCTTGGTACAGTAAAAGCTGGATATGACTACATGGCACAAGAAAACTGGGAGGGAACAATAGATATAGACAAAAAACTAGCAGAAAGTGGAGAAATGTTTGCATTGAAAGTTCATGGAGATAGCATGTACCCTGTACTTATTGAAGACGACATAGTTATTATTAAGAAACAAGACGACTTTGAAACTGGAGATATCGTAGTCGCTATAATAAATGGCGATGAAGCCACAATAAAAAAAGGGAAAAAAAGCGATAATAGTATTTTATTGCAACCATTAAATACTAACTACGAGCCACTTATATTCACTTATGATGAAATGAAAACAATACCTGTTACTATTGTTGGAATTGTTAAGCAGTTAAAAAGGGAGTTTTAATTATGGGATTTTTGGAGTTAATAAGAAATAAAAGTAAAAAACTTAAAGCAAAAGATAATATTGATGCCCTTACTCAAGTATTCGATGCATATTCTTATTTTGGAGAAGAAAAACATGTCTTTAATCAAAAAATTATAGAAAGATATTTTAATTCAAATAAACCTAATGATTTTTTAGCAGTTGCTTTTTCGTATCTAGGAGAAGGTGCTAATTACAGAAAAAATGCAATAACATATTTTGAAAAATACTTGTCACAACCAACATCTCAACAATATTTTTCAGATTGGATTATATATTCTTCTTTAGCTACATTGTATGAGAAGGAATATCTTTTTGATAATGCACTTAATTGTCTTGACAAATTAATATATATAGACAAAGATGAAAATATAGCAGACTATACCAGAAAAGGCGATGTTTTGATAAAGAAAAATGTTAATGATGCTGTTCTATATTATGAAAATTTAAAGAAAACAGATATTTACTTAAAATATAAAAACATAATTGATGATGCTTATAATGATACTTTATTAAAAAAGAAAAAACGGTTATATATACCGACCGAAAAAAAAGAAACAATAAAAGAGAATTATGTTCCAAAGTTTGCGACACGGTACATAATTCTCACATATAAACACTATTGAAGTGATTACTTTTATAGTATACACTATAAAAGCCTTCACTTTCAATAGTAAATTTAAATTTTATTAAAGAAATTGGAGGTATTTTTATGGGAAAAAGAGGAAATGGAGAAGGCTCTATCTATTATAGTGAAAAATTGAATAGATGGGTAGGGCAGTATACTCTTGGAAATAAAAGAAAATCATTATATGGAAAAACAAGAAAAGAAGTAAAAGACAAGTTAATTATAAAACTAAATGAAGTTCAGAAAAATATTGCATTAGATAAGTGTGATATTACAGTGTATGAACTTGGTAAAAAAATTTTAGATACTAAACTGGCTACGAATACTATTCAAGAAACTTCTTATGTTACAATATTAAACTCGCTTAATAAAATTAAAAATAGTGATATAGCAAATATCAATATACAAAAAATGAACTATACCTTAATACAAAATTTTCTAAATACTCTTACAGACTTATCAAACTCATATATACAAAAAATTATAATAATGCTAAACCAAATTTTTAAAGAAGCTATAAAAAGAAATTATATTTACCAAAATCCTATGGCAAGTATAACTAAACCACTATCAAAAAATAAAAATAAAACTGTTGAAGCACTTTCTATTGAAGAACAGAAAACTTTAATTGAAATCATGAAAGATCACAAATATGAAGATGTGTATATGATTGAAATGTTCTCTGGTATGCGTTGCGGAGAAATATTAGCATTAACTCCAAATGATATAGATTTAAAACACAATATCATTCATGTTAATAAAACCATATCTCACAATAAAGAGCATGAACTAATAATCAATAATACAACAAAAACAGACTCATCTACACGAGATATTCCTATCACAGAACTTTTTAAAAGCAATATCCAACATGCTATGTCTAACATGAAAATAAATCCTTTAAATTTGATTTTTACAACAAATAAGTGCACAATAAACAGCGTTTCTAACGTAAATTGTTATTTACATAGATTAGCAAAAAAACATAAATTGAAGAATGGACAAGTTGCAACACATATGTTAAGGCATACTTATGCCACTAGAAGTATTGAATCTGGTATGCCTGCTGAAATCTTACAAAAACTTTTAGGACATAAAAATATACAAACTACAATAAACACTTATACCACTATCTTTAATAAATATAAAGAAGATGAAGTACTAAAAAGCACTGCAAATATAAAAATCATGTTAAAATAA